TCAGGTGTCGAGCTTCGGCCGGAGAGGACTTCGCCCAGATGATTGGGTCGTCGACCTGGCGAAGGGACGCGACGACGATTTCGTGGCCGGCGTCGAAAATCGCGAGGGTTCTCCCGTCTCCATCCAGTGATCGTACGCCTCCAGGTCAATCATGATCTTCTTGGTGCCGGGCTCATACCTCCAGACCGAACCCTCCGGCCAGATCCCTTTGCACTTGCGCGTATAGAAGGCCGCGGCTGTGAAGCCGGTCAGCTCACAGAATTTTTTGATCGTGACGTGGCGAACCATGGTGCCCCTCTCGTCGTTGACTCAATATTCATCTGACTGAGAATAGCCGAAAACTAAAAAGGCGCTGAAGCGCATTAGCGGCCCGGCGTCGACCGACATTTGGGTCTCGTTCCTATCGCGTTTTTTTGACAGCATCCTTACCGAAGACTCGCTCTGCCAGCCTGGGGCGCTCAATCCCATCCCGGAAAACAGCATTTTCCTCGACATAGTAGGAGCGACCGACCTTGACCGGTATTGGATAGATTTTGCCTGCCTTGATCCAGAGTCGCGCCGTACGGATAGCCGGCGGCGGATAGAATTCGCGTTTTAGCCACTCGTCCAAACGAATCTTCATCTGTCCTCCGTCGCCTGTCTTAAATTTCGACTCAATATTCATTTGGCCGAGAATAGCTGAAAACGAAAAAGGCGCCGAAGCGCCTCCCTCGTGCTGCCCCCTGCTGCGCGCTCGACCCGAGACCGGGGAAGAACGGCGCGCCACGTTGACATGAGCAACGGCCGGTGTTTTCCCAAATTGCGCCACCGCCGGCCGGGCGCCTCGAAACTTCGGTTAGTTGGTCGTGTTGATGAAATCAGCGTCCGGGATGCCGAGTTTTGCGACGTGCTTATGGACATGGGCGGTCAGGAATTCGGTCACCCGGTCTGCTTCGTCAATGCCCAGCTCGGCAGCAAGAAGCGGGGCGATGCGTGATGGCCAGCTAAGCCAGGAATCACGCTGCGCACGCGCAGCCTCAAATAGGACGTTCTCTGCCAAGGCCAGTTCCACCAGCGCTCCTGACTTCTTCTCGTAATCCAGCCGGTTGAGCAACGCAAGATAGACCTCTTTGATGCGCCTCGCCTCATCGAAGCTCGTTGCATTCACATCAATGTCACCCGCGAGGCGCGCCGCGGCGTCGTCGAGCGACTCGCCTGGCTTCAGATCGATGTCAACGATCTTTTCTGCAGCCTGTGCCTCCTTGACCGGCGAACCGCCTTTCCGGACGCGCGCGAGTTTGGCGAGCGAAGCATCGACATCCACAAGGGCGCCGGCCATTACCAGTTTCTCTTCCTGTTTCCACTTGTGCACGGCCTGTCGCTTCACGCCGCACAGGTCTGCGAACTCAGATTGCTTGATGAGGGCCATGATCTCTCCGGTAGTTGGAAGGGTGCATCGTTACGATGCCTCCTCTTCGTCGCTCCATGCAACGGTTGCCGGCGCTCCAAAAGGGGTACCAAGGAGGGGAATCGCTGGGCGGAATGCATCAGGGACCGTCCGGTCACCACGAAGCCACCAGCGCAGATTCTCGAGGGCGAGGAACGCGTTTTCCTCGAACGTGAAGCCATCGCAGAGAAAGTGGGATTCGCCGTTTCGACGAAGGTCGATGTCGTCGCCGTCCACGACCAGATCAAAGCCGAGGATTTCGGCAACGGTCGTCAGCCGCCGCGTCAACCCGCCGCGCGAAAAGTCGAATGTCCGCGTTCCGTCGGCGGCCTCAAGCAGCTCGTCGGTTGACAAATTGCGCTCGGTTTTTTCAACCGCAGCCGGTTCTGTCAACCGCGTGTCAACCGGCGGTTGACGCAACGGGGAACCGCCGACGCGGTACCGCTGCATGTGATCGTGTGATGCGATGACATCGACCTCTTTCCCTTGCAGGACAAGTGATCCAGAGGCTTCCCACTTTTGAACAGCCTGCCGGGTGACGCCGCACATGCGAGCGAATTCCGATTTAGAGACGAACATATAGTTTTTTCCTATCGAGGTTTTTCCGGGGTTCTGTCAACCCAATTTGAAAATTTCATAGCTAGGGGGAAGTCGGGGCTTTTATTCCCCGCCTCTCCGGGATCTCCCAATGGGACCCCAATTATTTGTAGGGTACTAATGGGCGCCGGCGGACGGTCTCCAAGGGTCGATTTCGCGGTGGTGTCCATCGTTTTTCGCGTGCTCGGCTGGGTTTCATCACGATGACTGACAGGAATCCTCATGGACTATCCCTCTGCGGTTTCCGTGGCAACGTTCGCCACTGGCGCGACGTCGGTCTCAGTGCGTAATCCAAATCCGATCTTCTCTGCGATGCGGGCCTGGCCAAGTGCTACGCGATCCATATTGGTTTCCAGGTAGGCGGCGGAGGTCAGGATCGATGCATGTCTTAACAGACGTTGTATGTCCTGTGCCGGCACGCCGTTTTCACTGAGCATCGTGGCCATCGAGCCCCGAAGTCTGTGAGCTGAGATGTGCGGCGCGCCGACAGCCTTGTTGGCCTCAAGCATGGCGTTACGCATGAATCCAGGCGGATAGGGCCTGCCATCGGGTCTCGCGATTAGCAACCCGGAGGGCTTTCGCAGCGGCTCCAGAAAGTCGAACAACCAGTCGGGGACAGGTAGTGGAGTCGGGGTCTCTTTTCCCTTCGTGATGCCGGGGGTGTATAGCCGCCGCTCAGTGTCATACCACTCCCATCTAGCGCTGCGACATTCGGCCTCCCTTAATGCGAGTCCCAGAGCGAGGCGCGTCGCCACTCGAACACCAAGGCGATTACCTTCGCGTTTGTCGATAGCTTCGAGCCAGTCCTGAACCAATGCTGTCGGCAATATCGCCCGTACGCGCTTCTGTACCTTTAGCGCGCGGACGTGGAAGGGCATCGCCGGCAGGATGCCTCGTTTGATGGCCCAGCCACACAGCAGCCTCAGGACCTTCAAAGACTGATTGGCCGACACAGGCGCGCGCGTCTTCAGCCATTCGAGCCGTGCCGCCTCGACCATTGCTGTGGTGATCTGATCGACTTCGACGTCGGCAAGTTCGAAGAGATGCAGTCGACCGAATGTCTCGACGATCTTCGCGTGGGCGGCGCTGACGGTCGGCGTGTGCACTTCGAGCCACATCCTGGTGAGTTCGGAGAGCGTCGGCATTTCCCTGCCGCCACGCGACCACAATGCAGCGTGCCGATAGGCTCGCTCAGCGACCTTTTCGGCGCGATGGCGGTCTGTCTCGCCGGTCGACCTCTGAATGCGCTTGCCGTCGAACTGGTACCGATAGTGAAAAGTCCTCCCCACCCGGAACAGATTCACGTTCGTGGACATGGCGGCCTACTTCCTCAGCGATACGAACGCAAGCTCGCGTCGCAGGTTTTCCGGAAACTTCTTGCGGATGAACTCCTGTATCGATTGCTCGACTGCATCATTCGCGATCATCCGGGGGACTGAGACACTGATCAACTCCCGGATAGGAAGCCCGGTGCGAACCTTCTTGCCGTCACGCATAACTGTTTTGTGGCCCTTGCCCACCCGCATATAGACGCCTTGGTGACCATTCGCCATCGTCGCGAGAAAGGCGCCCTTTATCAGCTTTCGGCCGTTCTTAACGTTGACCGATACGCCTGCCTTCGTCTGTCGGGCTCCGAAATCGGTCAGATGCAACGGTTTGCCTGTGGACGAAAGCACGGCGACCAATTGTTGCGGGCTAGCGCGCCTGATCGAGAAGCTCTGTCGCACTGCGCTCGCTTTAACGCCGTAGCCCACATCCTTTACTGCCTTCACTGCGACCGTGCGCGCCTGCTCAGCGGTCCTGTTCAACGCGCGAGACACGGCTTTTTGTTGGCCAGCGACAAACTGGTTAAAGCTGGCAGCGAGACCTCGCGTATCGAACTTCACTTCCAGCCCTATCATTGCAGTACCCTCCGGGGTTGTCTCCACTGGAATGCATTGATCACCGGCGGCTTCTCGAATTTGCCGGCGAGCGCGTCGGCTGCCAGCATCAGGGCATCCTCACGCGAATCAGCCAGCAGCCCGAAGAAACCGAGATAAATTGCCGTTCTTCCGTCCTTGAGTGGCACGATCAACAGTGCGGACTGGTCCGCGCCGTCTTCTCCGTTGACCGCGCACCGATATGCACTCGGTGCGTCAGCGGTGCCGTCCATGTCGGCCACGATCACGTCGGCGTAGTTACCGTGTACACCAACACTCTCGAGAGCCGCGTGTATGTCATCGAATTCGCCCAGCGGTGTCGCCGGATAAAACTTTCCTTCCATCGCGATCACTTTCCTTTATGCGGCGCAATGCATGCGCGTTTTCAGAATAAAAGGGTGCGTGCCACCGCCGTGCGAGAATTGAAGCTCTCTACTTCCTCAACCACCACACAGCGGGGCACGCATGACCACAAACATCAACATCAACATCAACTTCACCGAGAAAGCCCTCGAATTGAGAGCTGGGCTCGACGACGCGCACTTCTCATACGACGGTTCAGTGCCGTTTCCAGGGTTGGGTGATCTAATCGCATTTCCAGAGGGTGACAGCGAACAGGTATTCGTCATCGCGGCGCGAAAATTTACGTTCACCCCAGGGAAGGTCAACCTGCAGATCATCCTGGACGTCCCGAACTGACCGACACTTTGATGTTCGGCTGTCGCATATCAAGCGCCGGTCGGATCATCCACAGCACGAATCGTGCATACAGTTGTTTCATATTGAAGTCCTTTCCAAACCGGCACGCTTACCCTCTGCGCTCCGGGAGGCTATGTTGGCGATTCGCTATGCCGGTGTGACCGGAGCACTGAACGTCGTGCCGTTATATGTCAACCATTGCTGCGGCTGCGGCGAGACGTTCGTGACGTCGACGAGGGCCGCGACGAACTCCGGCGCAAACATCTCTGCAATCGGCAACTGCGAGCCATTGACGGTAGGCGGCGTGATTATTTCGACCACCGTATCGACATCGTTGATTTCTATCAAACGCGCGTAAGTATTCATTTATGCATACTCCCGAACAATAACTGCGCCAGTCGCACCGATTGCACCGGGTTGCGCCGCGCTGCTTGCGCCTACACCAGAACCAGATGCTCCGCCACCAAAACCGCTTCCCGAACGGGAGCCCGAAGCCAATTGAACACCCCCGGTTCCCAATGGCGTGGAACCTCCCGCGCCAACCATCAGACCTCCGCTTACTCCAATGCTAAAGCCGCCCCCGGACGTGGGGATGTTCACGTATGCCGTGCCCGTCGCGCCAGATTGCGCGCTATTTGGACCCGAAAAGAGAGGCGAAGTAAATGCAACGGCAGCGGCTGCAGCGGTCCCCAGACCGCCGCTTGCGGTAAGAAGCGCCCCGGCAGACGAACTCCCCCCATTGCCACCCGCTGCACCCGCTGCAGCCGCTGCACCCGCTGCACCCGCGGTAATCGTTATGCCATTAAATGCAGATGTGAAGTAACCGCGGGCGTATGCTCCTCCTTGCGCGCCAGCGGACGCTGCATATTGGCTCGCTGCCGTTGCGGCGCAGCCGCCGGAGCCGCCGCCAGCGCCCACAACCTCCACATCGACTGCCGTCGTCGTCGCGAGTGGCGTGAATACATTCGTGCCGGCCGCGACGGGCGTCGCTCCATTGACCGATACGAATAGCGTGCCTCCGCTATTGGAATAGACGCTTGTGCGAAGGAGGCGCCCAGGAGTGTTCCCCTGCGCAATCATCAGGGCCTTGATTGCCAGCAGTACCTGGTTATAGGTCGTCTTGCTCGGCGTTTCGCCGCCGGCCTCCACAACGTTGATCAACTCCTGCTGAATCATGTTGAGGAAGTCGGCGTCGAGGATCGTGGCCGGCAGTCCGGAGCCTGGATTGCCGCCCGTGAAAAATCCTGGCGTGGCCGGAGTTGCTGGGGTCGGCAGCGACGAAACCGCTGTTACCTGGTCAGTCTGGAACATGCTCGTTTTCCTGTTCGGGGTTGATCGTATTGAGAGCGGGCGACGGTTGGCCACACGACTGACCCGCTCGGCCGCCAGCTACAAGCGTGGATGCCCGGTCAGCGCCGCGCGCAATTTGTTGCGTCATGCGAACGATGCCGTTGTGGTCGGCGTCTTCTTCCTGTACTTCGTTCTGCTGGGTGGATTGCACGTTGCTCTCCGCGAGCGCGCCGCCGTAGCGGCGCATGTTGGTTGTCAGGCCCCGTAGATCCGGTGACGGACGACCGGCGTCTCGCCGGGGCGCACTGCGTGGCCGCTATCCATCAGGACCTTTGCTTCCGACTCCTCGACCTCGATCGTTTGGCCCGGTCTGAAACGAACCTGCACTTGCTTGGTCGCTCTTCCCGTTTCCGGATCTCGGGTGACCGCATCGCGCTGGATCGTGTGGCCTTCAGCCACGACGACTTGAACCATCGTTTGCGTTTCCATGCTTTTGCTCTCCAAGATATCCGTCGAGAAAGGGGCTGCGGTTTCCATACTCAGATGTCCAAACCCAGCGCGCGGAATTCAGTTGCCAACGCGGCATAAGGCTCCGTTGCCGCGCTGCTGATGCCGCGGAGCCAAGCCGGCGGCCGGATGCCCGTTTCGTTCACCACCTTAAGACCGTCGTCGAGAAGACTACGAACGAGCTGCTCGGATTGGGGCAACGCGACATGCACGCCGCGAAGCGTTCCAGCCAGCGAGTCGAGTGCGCGCAGATCGGCAAGCGGGCCCCGAAGCGACTCGACAATCCCGTTGAACCGCGACTGAGCATCGGCCCTACGGCGACTCACCTCCTCGATGACGATGGTGGTCAGCTCGGCGCGCGCCGCCGCGAGCGCGGTACGCTGCTCGGCGAGCCGATCATTGATGAGGTTGACGGCGCCGCGCGCTGCCGAAGCTTGTTCCCTGGCTGGTGCGCGTTCGGCGGCAACGATCTCTTTATCGAGGCCGTCTACGTTTGGCTTGCGCTGCTCGATAAATGCCTGTGCGAGTTCGCGGTCGCGCCGATGACGCAGATCGTCGAGCGCGGGGAAGTCCTGCTCACCGGCCTCGATCGCCGCGGTACAGCGTTCGCGCTCGCCGTTGAGGCGAGTGATCTCGGCTTGGCACGTCATGATCCGTTTTTTGAGAGCCGTTGCTTGTTGCATGGATGAATGGTCCCGGGTTGAATGGTTGTTGGGTTATTTGCCGCCGCGGGCACGTGCTCCGGCCACAAGGATCTTCTTTGCCGTTGCGGCCGCATCGATCTTCGGCTCGGCCGAGCCGGGGACGCGCACCTCGATCCGGCGACCGGTTGCAATGCCACTGACCATTTCAGGGAAGCGCATTGTCTTGGCGGGAGTCGGTTGAGCGGCGGTCGACGGGACGCGGAAGTTATCCATGAGCCGTGCGAACGGCATCGCGGTCGTACCCTGGTGCTTGCCGGCAGTGGGTCGAGCCGGCGCAGCACCTGAAGTGATGCACCCTTTGACCGCGGCGGAAGCTTTCACAACCCTGCCAACCGCGCTTTTTTCCGGCGACGCAACGCTCGACGCGCGGGCGAGCGTGGTCCGGACATGTACGCCGGTGTGCGTGGTCGTTACGGCCAGGCCGCCCCTGATCGTGGTGATCAGATCGTCATGGCTTGAGGAGAGATTCATGTTGGTTTCCAGGTGGAGTTAAGCCAGCGCGCGGCGAAGGTCACCGACACGCCATACAAGGACGCCGCCCTCCTTCAGGGGGGGCACGATCGAACCGTTTTGGATACGTCGCCGCACCGTGCTTTCGCTGCAAGCGAGAAGCTCGGCGACAACATCGATACGGACGCGCGCAACATCGGGCTTGCTGTCGAGGTCGATCAGGCGGCCGGTGCGCGGATGAGGTGATGTGGCCATCGTTTCTCATTGGTGAGTGGCGATGGCCAATCTTGAGCGTGTTTGCTAGTTACTTCATTTCGTGGAGTTGGAGTAACTGGGACGTCAGTAGGCTTTGCCGTGATGGCGACGACGGCCGGGCGATGTCTCGATGGTTTTCGGCGACTGCGCCGGTTGGGTTGGCCACTTCCGCGGAGCTAGAGGCGCGGCCGGCGGCTTCGCCTTGCGTTTGGTCAGCCCGAGTTGCGAGGCGCGCTTCTTGAGCGTGCCTTTCGTTCGAGGAATGCCCCAGCCTTTGAGTGTGGCGGCCGCCTGCTCGATGGTGGAGCCCACAAGCGCGACTGTGACCGCCCGATCGTTCAGTTGGTCGATTCGTGCCAGGGTCGCGCGCTTGCCTCCGCTATAGATCGCGCTCGCCGTTTGCGAAGGTGTCCGGGCGGCGAGCAGCGGAGCACGCAATCGCGTCAGACCGGTCGTGACACACCGACGCAGCACTTGCCACTCGCGACGCATCTGAACCTTCCTGCGCCCGGATGCATTCCACCGGCGTTCCGCCTCGTTCATGCGTGCCAGCGCATCGAACAGAAGCAAGCCGTTGCGGCTCCTTCGCCACTCGCGGAAATAGACCCATCCCGCCCGGATTTCATCGTCGGATGGTTCGTGGATGATCAGCAATCGAGCCTCCCCGCCAGTTCATCGAACGTCGTTCCGAATGCATGTCGCATCGCAGCGTCGACGCTCGGCGTTGCCTCATCCGTCCGCATAAAGTCGAGCATGACGTATCCCACCGCCCAGTAAAGGGGAGCCCTCTCCATGGCATTCCATTCGTCGCCCCGGCGCATGGCCGACCATTCGAGACTGTGCGCCCAGAGCAAATGCAGCATCGAATCGTGCCCCGGCTCCACATCACGCGCGTCGGCGGCGTTCGCGCCAATCAGCATCAGCCGTTGCTGCAACGTAGTACCGGCGTCGATTTCGGCAAAGGCTGCAATCAGCCGATCTCCGATCAGCCCTAGCCGGTAGTGCGTATGCGGAGCATCGTCGGCAATGATTCGCCTCGCCTCGCGGCGGCATCGCGCTATCAGGTTGCTAAAACGCGGCAGCCCCTGCCGTTGTGCTTGCTTCATCAGTGCATTAGGGGTCATCGATCGAACCTCCACGCCCGCCGCGTCGTTGCGGCCCGCGCCGCCGCTTCTGCCTGCGCTGTTGCAAGCCGGTCGCGGAAGTGCGACAGATTCGGCAGCAAGTCAGCGAGCGGTCCGCGCACTGCTCGCGCCAGCACATCATCGCGGTGCTCAGCCGGCCAGCACTCCATGTCCGCAAGTGTCTCAATGGCACCGAGTAGGTCTGCGCGGAACCGTTCCACATCGGAGGCCCCGAGATAGGGCGCCCACGGCCAGAACTCGGCGACGTCGAGCAGGTAAGCCATGACCGCCGCCTTGTGCGCTGCGATTTCAGGCTTGATCGTCGCAATAGCGCCCGGCGCACCTTTCATTTTTACGATGTCACCATCGACACGCAGGCGGACTCCCAAAGCTGTCGCTCTTCTTACGATTTCGACGGCACTCATACACCATCCTCCGGTTCGTCCGGCGCATTTTCGTGAAGTCCGTCACTCTGTGCAGGTTGGCGGTCTTCGCGGACTTCGCGAAAATCGGCGTCTTTGACCTCCCCTGAAACCCCCGTATCTACGGAAGACCGCCACGCAACGCGAAGGCCGCCACGGGAGGGAGAGTGGCGGACTTCTACGCCTTCGTGGCGGTCTTGGCGGTCTTCGGCCGGTAGCGACCACACCCATCCGTCTTTCATACCAACCTTTCGCGCTTCTACGCCGAGCTCACGTTTGGCGCGCTCGATGGTTCGCCATGCATATCCGGCCCCCATCGCATCGGTTTTGATCGACTTCACGGAGACCGGTCCGCCGGCCAGCAGATCCCGGAGAAAGTCGACGGCCTCATCGCGCTCCGACTTTTCCTCGCTGTCCGGAATCTGCTCCACGTCGCCAAGGATCTCTCGAGCGGTGCCGTCGATCAGATCACCCCACACAACCCGGCTGGCCTGAATGCCGTCCGCGTCAACCATCTCGAGCGTGTAGCTCACGCCACCGTCATCGGGTGCAATGTTTGATTTGGCCCGGGCAAGGATGCGCCGCTCGGCGGCTTCGTCTTTGCCGGCCACCAGGACCATGCGGGCGAGAGCCACGAACGCCTGTGAACCGATAACGCGCTCCGCGGGCGCGCTCCCCCTGGTGCCCTTCGCGAAGTGACTGATTCCCAGCACGGCACACCGATAGGCCGCTGCCATGTCGACCAACGCCTGAAGGTTGCGTCGAACGTCGTTGACACGGTGTGCGTCACCGGATACGGCCGATACGATTGGATCGACGATCAACATCGCCGCGCCGCCCATTTCCACCAGACGTTCGCCGAGCAATGGAATGTCGCAGGACGGGTCGAAAGGCTGGATCTCGCCGTTTTCATCAGTGCGCCCGGTGACGATGTGGATTCTATGCATGTCGGCGCCAGCGGCCATCAGGCGCGGAACGATCGTATCGGCGGGGTTATCCTCGCCGGACCAGAGAAGCACGTCGCCAACGCGATTGCAGGTAGTCCCGTCCGGCCACTTCCCGCCGCGAGATACCGTCGCCGACAGTGCGATTGCTAGCGTGGTCTTACCGGTGCCGGGCGAACCCGCCAGCAGCGTCAATTTCCCCTCCGGCAGCCAGTCAGGCCAGAGCCAGCGGATAGCTTCCGGCACGATGTCTGATGCACGCGTGAGTAACGCGGACGGGCGACCGGCGCGAGGTGCCTCCAAGCCTCCCGGAGCTGCCGCCGCGTCTACGCATCGGCGCAGTGCGTCGATCCCATCGAGCGCGGCAAGATCATTGAAGTCGGTTGCGCCTTCCGGGCGTGCCCCGCCAAAGTCGGGGACCGCAAGCGCGCCGCCGATCGCCCGCGCGGCTTCAGTTGCCTTCACCATTCCCGGATTGCCGGCCGTCGCGCTGTCGTCGTCGGCACACAGGATCAATTGCGCACCGGGAAGACTCGATCGCAGCGCTTTTGCTACGGCCAGCAAGTTGCCGGCATCGAAAGCGACGGCCACCGGCAGGCCGGTCGCTTCGTGCAGGCTTGCGCCAGTAGCGTAGCCCTCAGCGATCAGGATGCGATCGCCACGCTTGCGACCGAAGAAGTAACAGCATCCAGCCTTCTCGCCGCCGGTCAGGAAGCGCTTGGATCCGTCCTCGAAGATGAACTGCAGGTTCACCAGCGCTTTCGATGCGTTGCGAATCGGCACGATCAGCGTATGGCGGTCCTTGAACTCCTTCAGCCCGTACGGCTTGACCTTCTTTGCGCGGCAATATGGGTTATCCGTCGTCGCGTCGAGTGCGCGACTCCAGATGGCAAGTGCTTTCGCTGCGGCGCGGCTGCGCACTCGCGCTCGCTCTTTGTCGGCCGCGGCGCGCAGCTCGGCCATGCGCCTGCGCCACGCATCGCGCTCCTCCGTAGAAAGCGCTGCCTCGGCTTTGCTGCTCCAGGTCGATTGAAAGCCGCTCTTCCAGTCGCCGAATGCCGCGGCGCCGATACCGTCAGCGTGAAGCACGTACCAAGCGTTCTTTTTGCCGCGGTTGTCCCCTGGCCCGTCGAAGCGATGGATTTTCCCATCAGCGACGATTTCAGGGGCGGTAAAGCCCGCACGGACCAGCGTATCAGCGAATTGGCGCTCAGTGTCGATAACGTCGCTCATGCGCCCTCCGTGGGGAGGAAGCCGACACGGGCTAGGGCGGCAAGAAACTCGCTCTGTCCGACGGCGTCCACGCACTCGATGGCGAGGTCCTTGACGCGCAGCGATACCTCATCTCGAGCCAGCAACGTTTCGAGGATGTCCACCTTCATGAATCCGCCAGCACGGGCGCAACGAAGAATTTCCTGTACCGTCTCGCGCCCCTTCGCACGGCCGGCCTCGTCAATATCATCCCCTTTGGAATAGGCAGCACCAGCGGCGAGCAACAAGATCATCGCGCCGCTGACATACTGTTTGCCATCAATTTCACGGACAAGTTTTCGCTGGTTGCTCACGCACCCTCCGGTGAGGAATCCTCAACAGGGCGATCAAGCGAAGAACTCGCTTCATCTTCGAAATAGCTGGCCTCGCCGCCAGCGCGCTCCCCGTACTGGGTGGTCAGCTCGATCCCAATCCTTACCAGGTGCAGCGTATCGGCCGGGCATTCCGCGAGATCGACGAGCTCGTTCAAAACAACCCTGAATAACGCGGCGGCTTGATCGAGAGCGTTTGCGGCGTCCGTGAATTCTATTGCGGCCCGCCGGGCCAGTTTGGATTTATTGGACATTGCTCATCTCTCCAGTTTCAGGTGGCGCGTGTGCGCCACTAAGAGTCTTTTCGGCTTCGTCAGCCAATTCGCAGGCCAACCAAAGATAGTTTTCCTGCAACTGATTGCTGAGGCTTCGGAACGCCTCGCCACCCTCGCCAATACAGTGCGCGAGCAACGCGTGCAGTTGCATTGAGATTGTGTGAGCACGTTCGAACGCGTCACCATTTACCTTGATGTCGTGGTTAGACATGACTCACCTCTGCACGGTCGTTGACTTCCGCCATAAAGCGCTCCGTTAATGTGTAGAACGCGTCCCGGTGCTGAATAAACTCGGAAGCCCGGTCTTCGCAGATCACCTCTCCGAGTCGGCTGAGACGACCGGCGAGAGTGCCGGAGCTGCTCGCAGCGTTGATGCTTTGAAAGATCGCAGTAACGTGCGATAAGGTCTCGGCCGCGTGCGCGAGGAGATGGCTGGCCGAATCCACCGTAGCGATGACTTCCTTCAAGTCGATCGGCTCGGTGCTGGGTGCAGTTTTAGTTGCCATGGCCAGCCTCCGCCTTCAGTTCGTCCAGCAGGCCCTCGGCCATGCTTTCGGCCGTGCCCTCCCAGTCGCGCGCGAGATAGATGCCGCAGGCAGCCAGATCCCTGATTCGACTGAATTTCGCCTCAGAGGTGACCTTGTCTTTTTTCGTCGCATCTTCGACGGCGCCGAATATCGAGCTCAACCAACTGAAAACGAGTCGCAGCGTGTCGATATCTTCGGCCACACGGCGCAGCGTATCGTCGGAGGTTGACGCTGGGTTCGTGGTGGGCTTAGCCATGCTGCACCTCGCCGGCGAGCGCTTGATGTGCGAGGCGCGTGAACACGCGATCGATCCGGTCAGTCTCGGCCGCAACGATTTCCCGGCCCATGCAGGCGAGGTCCTCGATCGCCGCGTCAGCGTCGCACGCGAGGCGCTGAACTGCCTCTAGGATCGATGCGACACGGTCGAGGGTGCGCAGAGTTTGATCGGCCGTGTCCCGAGCAATGCAAAACGGCTCGTTAGCGCACTGGCTGCGCGGCGCAGGCTGATCGGCCCGCGCGAGGCTGGCGATGCTGCACAGCGCAGCGCCAGCGACGTCAAGCGCCTCACCGACGGTGGGTGCGAGGGCGGCGCCGCGCAGCGCATCGGCGACGATAGAGGTGAGGGAATTCGGGAACTGTGACTGCTCTGGATGAGCGGAGATAGTGGATCGCATGGCGACTCCTATTCGGGTTGGGTTACCCGACCCCCGACGCCAATCGGGGTGGCCGGGCACAAGACGAGGTTGGCGTACCGGTGAATAGGAAACCGGCGAGCGCAAGCGCTCCCCCGTCAAGGCCCGACCATTGAAGGAGGCACATGACGTGCGGACGAAAAAATACCGCCGGGCGGCGGTTGTCCGCCTATTCAGTTCTGGACGCCAATCCAGGTTGCCTGTTGTCTCAGGCACGTAAAAAGTATACGCACCCGGGTGTGTGTTCTGCAAGGTCTTTTTAGAGGGCTGCATCATGCGCCTCCTGTTGGCAGTTCGCGGCCGGCCAAGGTCAAGCCGCGCACGACTTCGGCGAGATGATCCGGACGAATGCTCACGCCGCTACGGGAGGGCTGATAGTCGCCAGCCTCGTCGACGAACCAGACGCGCAAATCGATGTACGGGCGCCCCCTGTGCATCGTGTGAGTGATGCGAAGCCGCTCGCGGGCGGTCTTCTGAAGATCGAGCACCGGCACGTCGCCGTGACGCAGTTCGGCAGCGTTAATCATGCCGGATCTCCCTGCAGAAGCCTGCGCAACTCGCCGACACTCCAACGGGCACGACCGCCAATCTTTCTCGGTTTCGGGAAGTCAGCATTGCGGCGGGACCGCTCCCACACCGTCGAGATGGCGCAGTCACAGAGAGCGGCTACAACCGACGCGCCCACACCTGCTGCTGCGGGCATCCTGTCGAATTTCTCGAGCGCTTTCGCTACGCGCTGCTCTTGTCGCTCCTTCGCTTCTTTCTTCTTTTGCTCGTCTGCCGCCTCGGCGGCCACGTGTTGCGCGATGACTGCGCGCGGTTTGGCGGGAGATTGGTTTGGCTTCATTCGTATCGACTCAGGTACGTCCGGGATTGGACGGGTCGATACGGATTAAATATGGATCAATTCGAGGGAGATAGTCGTATGCTTGGCTAACGCATGCGTGCACCTGGAATACGCACGCACATACCGGCTATCTGCGTGCGTTCGCCGCGCACATGCGCCGTCAATTCGCTGGGCGCTTCTGTTCGTCGCGGATCCAGCCATAGACAGTATCGAAAGCGCGATCTTCACTGATGCCACACCCCTTTTCCACCGAAAGGCGAAATGCTTCGGGAGCAAGTGCTTTAGCCGCCTGTCGAGCCGACGGCCAGCGACCTTGTCTAAAGGCTTTCCGAACCCAATCTTTTACCGGCTTGTACCTGTTCGCCCGTCCCTGGCCTCCTGCGGAAGATCGGCTTCGGTGCAGGCTCCTCAGAATCTCCTGCAAGCGATAGTCTGCCGCCGATTCCTGTCGCTCTGGCAATCCGCCCAGTTGGCTCGCGTCGAGTGCATCAGCTGTACGATTCAACTCGTCGACCAACAGAAAACCGGCCGCAATTCCTCCCCAATAGCTAGCCATCGCCAATCGATCAATCGCCAATGCGTGCTCGTCGTTCATCTCCGCCGATATGGTCTCAGCGGCACACGCACATGCGACCCCGACGATACGGAGAAAGTTATTTTGCAGCACGGAAAATCGGCTATCCACTAGCGTCGACGGAGCGTTTGCAATTGCCTCGACATCAAGGTTCGGGTCATCAAAGAGCGGCGCGAAGTACTTCTCGATAAATTCGGATGGCACCTTCGTCACGCCAATCCCGACCGACTTGTCATCCAATAAAGTCATGAGCCTGACAGCCCTTAAGGTGACCGGGTTATCAAGCAACCGCTCGAATTCGTCATTCACGCGGCTGGGCAGATCGGATTCTGTTGACATGGGTAAATCCTTTGCAAATATCACAAGTCACGCAGGCATTTGCAGCGGAATCACCCTTCCGCCCTTGCGTGGAATAGCGATGAACTTGGCCCAGTCGTTCATCATGCGCCGGCGCTTTTCGAGAATGTCGCTACGCCAATAGGCAGCCTCAGTGGCGTCGCCCTTCAAATGAGCCAAAGCAACCTCCGCCAATTCGCGCGGATAATTCGTGTACTCGCTCGCCCAGTCCCGAAAGGTCGACCGGAACCCGTGTGCGGTGGCATCGAGCTTCTGCCGTCTCAGGAGCATGGTCAATGTCATGTCGGACAACACGTTCCCGCGAGCGCCCGGGAATATGAAGTCGTCGGGATCGCCGGCTGGAAGCGATTTGAACAGCGCTATGGCGGCTGGCGACAACGGTACCCGGTGTTCCTTCTTCGCCTTCATGCGCTCCGCAGGAACGGACCAAACGCCTCTCTCGATGTCAATCTCGCTCCGGCGCGCGAAACGCGCCTCACCAGAGCGCGCAGCCGTAAGAATGGCGAATTCAAGGCAACGCGCTCCTATTCCTTCAGCGGCTCGCAGCGTCACCATGAAGGCTCCCATCTGCTCAATCGGAAGCGCGGGGTGATTGCGGACGCGTCTGGTCTTGCTGGGCGCAGAGAGGATCTTGTCGAGATTTCCCTTCCAGGCAGCGGGGTTGATCCCCTCCTCCCGGAAGCCTTTCACGCGAGCCCAATCAAGGATCGATTCGAGACGGCCGCGAACGCGCGATGCGGTTTCTGTTTTGGTCGTCCATATGGGCTCAAGTATCTCGACGACGTGCGCTCGCGTAACGTGGCGTACCTGCAATTTCCCGATGATCGGATTCGCGTATTCGCGAAGTGTGTATTTCCACTGCTCCGCGTGTTTGAGATTGCTCCACTCAGGCGATTTGGCCTTGATAAAGCGGCGCGCGGCTTCCTCGAAGGTCATTTCCATTGCCTGATCGGCGCGAAGGCGACTGGCGGCCTCCTTGCGTGCGAGCACCGGGTCGATGCCATCAGCGATCTCGTTTCGTTTCGCCTGTGCCTTTTCCTGAGCCTCCTTCAGCGAGACACCGGGGTAAGCGCCGAGACCGATCTCGCGCCGCCCCTTCCCTACCGTGACTCGGAGAACCCACGACCGGGCTTCGCTGGGGGTAATTTGCAGCGCAAGGCCGGCGACATGGCCGACCGCGTGCCGGCCCGGCGCGGACAAGCGCGACACGGCCAGAGCTCCCAGCTCTTTCGCAATTTTCGGCAT